CTAATATATTGGACTACGACAGATCAGCGTTGTTCCGCCAATCTATTCGGTGCTCACGAGCGTTGCACCCGTGAGCGGAACCGTCGATTAATAATGACGGCTTTCGCTTGCGCAGAATAGCGCAAAGTAAACGGCCCAGAAGAGGAACCACCTCTAAGGGCACCTATCATGAAGATATAATTATCATCTTCACAACACTCTCGAAACGCTGGATCCACCACTGGAGCCACTCTCAATGCTACATGAGAGAAACTCTGTGTTTCAGGATTCCAGCGTGAAAAACGAGAGCCCATATAGACGTCCTGTGGTACCCATAAGGCACCATCGATCGTCATCCCGCCCTGCTCCCAAGGTTGCAGTATATCCTTGCGGACATAGCTAGGGTCAAAGTCACTCATAAAGCGCATTTCGGGAGGTATTACCTGTAAAAGGTAGTCCCTCACTTGTGCGAAATAATTGGTGACCCACGACTCCCGGCGAAGGGATTGGTTATGGAACCCAAACAACCGCTCAAGCGAATCGAGCGGCTTGTCGAGGAAGATAGGTCTAACATTTACACCACAATGCCAGTCCGCACCACAGCTCTCACGAAATGGACCTGAAGTAAAGGTCTTACGTGAGTTGGGCGTGAATCCGAAGTGCCTCAATAGATCGAGGACCTTCTGGACAACGCTTTGACGAACAATGATATCGTCACCATACACCCGAAAATCTGGGGTTTGGCATCCGGCTACCTTACTCGCAGCGTGGCATAAAGACGCAAATAATAGCGTCTCCAAAGGGAAGCAAAAGCCGTTTCCCGTACTGACGAACTTATGGTACTTTTTAACGGTACCATCAGTCCACATATACGCCTTACTCCTCAGTGTGTCAAATAACTCGACCCACTTTGGGGGGAATAACTCCCATACTGCTTCGATGCCAATAGTTTCACTGGCGCTCGAAAGATCAACAGTACAGTAAGGATCTTCCTGTTCAACTGATCCGAGCCGTGCCATATTCTGGTTAGCGGCCTGATCAGACAGATCGATGCCAACTCTCTTCAAACGTAATTCCATGAAGGAGCCAGCACCTTTCTGACAAAAAGAGTTTAGAAACGACTCGATAGCCATCGATCGGAAGATCGAGGCCGTCTTGGGTACGAATGCTATTTTATTGTAGCGTACCACCTTAGCGCGCTTCTCGATAACCTGCCGAAGTTTTGGCAGGTCAACACAGAAGGGTGAGCCATCTCCGTTATTCAGGAGATACTCGCGCAACTGGGGATTATTCCAGAAAGCGCGAACGGCTAAAGCAGTAACAGAGTCATCGGACACGGTCCAACTTTCACTAGTTAACTTCCTAGCTAGGTTGGTTGCATTACCGTGAACCCCGATACACGACCCTGGAGTAAAGTCACACTTATCCATAATCGCTTGTAAATTCGGCTCGTGTCCTAGGACATAAGCTATATACTCGCGTGCATACCAGGTTTCCCTGGCATACTTATCACGCCCCGTGCTACGAATCGCACGGAAGCGTTGATTGTACCTTTTGCAGCGATGTTCGGCTGCAAGAAATTTCTCCTCGGCATTCTTCTGGCAATTGTAGCCAGTTAGTGCTTCGGGAAACGGGTACTTTCGGATTAGTGCGGCCAACTGGTGCATCCTATAGTGCAACATAGGCCTCCCATACGTCTGTTGGGAGATAGCATCAGCCCACTCTATGAGTTCTCGATACATGTCAAGCTTGAGATACAGCAAGACACGTATTTCGTCGTCAATAGAGTAGGAATTACTCGAAACTGCTACCCCGACTATCCCTTTCCATACCTGGAGGGGATTCGGTAGGCGCTTGAGGCGTAGTGCCTTGTTGACGCTTGATAGGTAGGACATATCGTTCTCCTATAAACTGCAGCTTAACCAGATCATCGTTTCCGATGTCTGGACGGATGATTAGCACAAGGGCAGAAATCGCCATTGCGCTTATGGCTAAGGATCTCACTGTCTCGAACAGCCTAGGTTAGGCTGTAATATCGAGATTTTTCGCGAGATCCTTGACCCACTGTTGCCCAAAGGCAGCAGCAGCATCCGCAAGCATGCTATCAACATCAGCACCAGCGGCACCGACAGGCACGTTGATGTTCGCATCAATGGTCGCAAGACCAGTGGGCGTCAACGCACCAGTTAGTGTCAAGGTACGGGCAAATTTCACGCGTGACCGGCCTACCCCAGAAAACGTCTTCAGAGGCTTCGGAGGCGTACGAGCCAACAGCAAGTTGTCTTGTACACTCAAAGTCTGGGACGGTCCCACATAAGGGATCGAGTTGGGGGAGGTTGCGGCGTCGGCGTTGTATGCCTTGGTATTAAGAGTGATAGTCATCAGGATATTTCCTTAAGAAAAGGTATACAATTCCGGAATTCGCTCAGTCCGTCCTCGCCGAGGTGGCGGGGGTGCAAGACGTTGCGCTCCTTGTAACCGTTGTATAATTAAAGCAGACATTCCGAGAAGTTTATCGGGATCAGAAAATGCTTGACGAAATCCTTTCAAGTATATTTCAGGTCTGCCAATGGAGGGATAACGCTGTTTATAGACTCTATCCCAAGAGTCTGCTCCCGCAAAGTCACGAGCTGTGGTCCAGGTGCTAAATTTTGCTCCCGAAGCTGTCCGAGTAAGTTTCTCGGTTATCTTCAGGCTGGTCCATTCGCTAAGACGACGCGCTCCAGAAACGGGTGTGATTGCACGGATGAATTGTCCGACATTCACAAACCAATCTACCACAAAAGACAGAGGCACCAGTTGCCAAGCGGCTTCTGGTAAGTACTCAATGCTTAGGCCGAATTGCTGATTAGTGGTTAAATCCTCAAAATATTCATAGAGGAGACCACACCTCACTTCGACCGTACGAGCATAAGTATATGTCTCTGTACATGTGATAGCACCACCTACGATGCTCCCAGGCTGAGTCCAAAAATCGGAATCAGATTGGGATCCGGCCGCCCTGAACGTCTGGCGGTCCGACTTCCTCTTAAGGTGGTCCTTCTGGAGAGTTAGAAGAAAGTCCGATACTTCTTTCATCATCGGACGAACCCCGTACATAAATTCAGTCGTTGCGTTAGCAACTTCCTTGTACGCGGCATCGCGTCGCTGATGGCGAGCAGCCATCCCGACACGTCGCTGTAGCTGTCCTGCTAAGTTTAGCCCTGTCCTAAACGGATTCTTCAGTAATTGAAGTGACTCACCCAATTCACCGAGTGAGACCAATCCATCAAAGTCAGGGTTCTTAACATTAGCCATAGCGCGAGTAGCAGTTTCTGCTAAGAGCTGAGAGTAATCGGGCACCGAGCGACCATATGTTTCATAATAGTCGTTGATCGGAAGCCAGGGTCCTCCAAGCAGTTCTCCCCAATAAGTAACGCCGTTCACTACCGTTTTAAAGGCAGGTCCGGTCATCGCGAAATTGCGGGTAACTGCAGATGATGCCATTGGGTTGTTAATAATCTCCCCGTTAGCACTCAACTCTTTGTATCGTTCCACAACAACATCGTCCATAACTTTAAACTTACCCTTAGCTCCAGGAACATCGGAGTATACAGGTGTAGGTTTGGGGACGGTGCTGCTATTCCACCAGAAGCTCGCACGTTGGGTGGGTGTAAAACCCCCATCTTCACGATGACGAGGCTCTCCGTTGGCTGTGGGCACGATCTACTCCTTTTCTTCTAACAGTTAAATCATAGCAGTCCCCCCCGGATGGAAGGGACTTATTCTAGCAATTAATACACGTAATACTGATATACGTGACGGGGCTTGATCAATTAAGATCGATAGACCAGTAGGTCCTACGCTGATAAACAGCGAACCGCTTGCTTTCGATGGATCACACCTAATCACAAGTAAAAATTGTTTCAAATATCTAAAGTGGTATTAATCCCACAATAGACGCTAAGCACTTCATATGATTTAGACACTCAACCGTAGTTGAGGTATAAGAGTCA